TTTATCTGTAATGATTTCTGTATTGCCTTCTAAACAGTGAAACATTAAATAACCATTTTCATTAGGGTGCAAAATAGACCTAATAGGGTTAGACTGCGGGACAGTATGAAAGCTAGAACTCCATCTTAACGTATCAGCACTTAAACTATTAAAACTATTATTTAATATAGTCTCTTTATTGTCCCAACTTTCATCTTCAGGCTTATCTTCCCAATAACGACCACGTAAAGGCTTACCCCACTTTCTACCTACAATTTCAGTAACAAGTGACCTACCCGTTTTACCGTCTATATTGGTTGATATAGTTTTAGTGATTTTTTTAAACAAAAATAAATCAAAAACTAATCGCCAATTCTTACTCCAAGTTTCTTCATTGTCTATTTTCAAGCCTAACCAACGCTTATGTACTTGGTATTGATTTTTAATTAAATCAGTAGAAAATTTACCTAGCATATCTTTATATTCAGATATTGCTTTTTGTAAAGACTTTTTACACTGATTAGATAAGTTTTTATCTATAATGAATTTATCAGGATCACTAATCTTTTCCAAAATTACTTGAATACTATTAGTTTTAATAAAATCATGACCTAAAATATCATACAAGGGTTTTAGTGCTTGGTTAAACTCCATATCTTCAATAAAGATATTCATTATTGTGCCAAGCGTAATATCATTAGTTAAATAACTATCCCAGAACAACTTTCTACTATCTTCAGTGTTTGAATTAGGGTTAAAAATTGTCTTTAAAATCTCAACCTTATCTAAATCTGATTTTATTTGTGTACGTTTCTCTTTTTTCTGTTTTTCAGTATAAGAGATAATTTCATAAGGTAATTCTTTAAAATAAGTATCCTTTGCTAACATTTTCTGCTCTTGACTAATCGTATCAAGATTCATAATAACATTATATAAACGATCTAAGGCTTGTTTTGATAAATCAGCTTTTACCGTAGTAGCTATTCCATCATCCCAAGGACAACCATTTACTTCAAATTTAGTAGCAAGCCAAGGGTGATTCATATAAAATTCATACGCTTGTTTATATTCATCTGTTAAATAATTAGCAACTAATAACAATGCAAAACCAGCATCTTTGGCACAATACGGGCCGAGTACATTAGGTGGAACACTAGCCCAAGGGTAAGGGTAATTATCAATAGCGTGTAATATATCGCTTTCTTCATAATCCTCTAGGATCATATCAAACCACTTATCAAAGTTTTTGTGTAGCTTTCTAAGACCTTCTAAATCATGGTTTTTAAACATTTCTTCAATAGTATCACGATTTTTAGATCTTTTTGTGTACTTAAACATAGCTTCTGTAATATCCATAAATTCATGGACTGAACTTTCCCATAAACTAGCACCTAATTCTGAACGCATAATATTTTTTAAAGAACCACGTTTACCTTGTACAGTCATAAGCACCATAGCATCTTGCATACGATACATTTCACCTACTTGATCCCATGTTGTCTTAATTTCAAAAGGTACGTTGTAAGCCCAAATTCTTTTATGATTTCTATCTAAAAATGCTTTCCAATGTTGCATAGCAAAATCAGATAAAGGTTCATTTTTAGGTGGATGATACCAAAATCCTTTAGCATTATGTTTATCAACTAAATAAGCTAACCCATACATAGTTACCCTAAAATCTACGTTAAACTGATCAACAGCATTAGTTTCATAGTCTAGACCTAAAATAGTATCATTTGGTAAAGTATCTAAAAAATGTAATAACTGAACAAACTCTTGTTCGTTATTGATCTTTATTTCAGTACAATTATAGTTAGGTTTATCAGCAAATAAATATTTTATCTTATCCCAATAATCAGATAAAGGATCTTCACTGTCTTTTGAAAATGCACTTTTAAAGTGTGGTAGCACTCCAACCTTTAACTTTGGATATTCTAAAGGTTCTAAAAAAGGTGAATTAGTGATCGTTTCCATTGAACGACCTTTAGATAAAGAATTAAACCATGCTTTTAAAGGAGTTCTTCCTACACATACTATATATTCGTATAGGTTAAATAAATCTTTTAAAGAGTCAATAGTACTTTGATCTAAATCAACATTTAAAGGATTATTAATCTCAATAAAATCAGGTGTAACAAAGTTTTCTGGTGCTGAAGTTTGAAAGCCTACTCTTAAAGCTAAAGATGATTGTTCGTCTATGAACGGTAAAGCATCATCGGAAACCTTATTATAAGACTCGCCTATTACTAAAACTTTTGATTGTTTTATCTCTTTCAAAATAATCATATTAGTTATTAATCCATTTGTTTAAAATCTTTTTAAAATCAATTAATCTATTATCATTTTCAGGGTTATCAAAGCTATCAATCAATTCTAATAATAATCTAATATATTTTCTTTCTGCTTTTCTATTAGTGCAAATAGATTGATAACGTGCGTAAAGTTCAACATTTGTTTGTAACTGAAATAATCGTCTAATATACTTAGGATCTACTTTAAGTCTATCACCTAATAAAACATCATAAACATCTTTACCACTTACACAATTAAGTAAATATTGTGAATGGTAAAATTCCAATGCCACTAAACTATTTGCAATATGTTGTTCTTTTAAGTCATCAGGTAAATCCCAACGCAAAAGAGAAGATAAAATAAAATGAAATTCATTAATTTCTTTATCAGTTGAAAAAGTTGATTTTTTAAATGCTTCTTTAGGTTCTAGCATATTAAGATCCTCTATTTAATTCATAATAAGACTGAATAATATACTTTCTTAGTATATTACCATGGCAGGGTTTAGGGTTACAAAAACACACTAAATCTTTACCAAATAAGTTTGCTAATTCTAATTTAGTAATTCTACCATCTTCTATTTCAAGTAGCAACCATTCTTCAAACATTTTTATCTTCTTTTCTCTAGACCAATTTTCAAGATAAAACGGATTGGCATACTTAGATTTTTCTAGATGGTATTGTGTATTTTTATTTCCTATATATAAAGAATTAGGAGGCAAATTGCCTCCTAATGTGTGAATATTTAGTACTTTCATAATTATGCTGGAATGTGAAATCCAATATTACCTGTAGGGTTAATAATCTTTTTAACTAAAACTTCACCTAACGCATTTTGGAATAAGTGAACAGTCATACATCCTTGTTTTTTAACAATTTTCTTAATGTTAATAGATGGATTTAAAAGGATTGATTGAGCAATTTCTTTAGTTGTTTTTGCAAAAGTAATTTTAGTGTTCATAATGTGTTCTCCAATAATTTTATTAAACTTACTATTTCAATTCTTGGTTAAGCTAAAGCAATGTGATAACCAACTCCACCTGTTGCATTTTTAACTTGTTTAGCAACTACTTCATCATTTTGTTTAAAAAGTTTAACAGTGAATAAGCCTTGCTTTTTAGTTTCAGTTTTGAAAGCTACCGCAACATTGCTTAATACTTCAACAAATTGAGCTTTTGTAGTTTTAACTAAAGTTTTCATAATCAATCTCCTAACTAATGATTTTAACTTCAAAGGAACTATCTCCTCTTTACGTTTCCTATTATAAGGATTTTGATTACCTTGTCAAACACTTTTTACAACTTTTTTTTAAATTTTTTGCAATTATTTATAAGTCTATGAATTTTATAGACTTATTGAACCAATCAGGAACATACTCACTATTTCTCATCAATAAACCTTTAAATGATGGGTCTAAACAGAAAGTATCAGCTTGATCAGTAGCACTTCTAACACCTCTACCACTACCTTGAATAATAGCAAGCAAAGTAGCATAAGAATACCAACCTTGATCTAATTCCATTTTCTTTTTAACCCATAAATCACCAAGATAAGGATAAGGGCATTTCATAAAAATTTGAACTTTAGCTAAACCACCACCTAAATCTACACCTTCAGTAATGCTTGGGCTTACTACAATCATTCCTGGTTTAATTAAGTTAGTCAAATTTTTAACTTCCTCACTAGTTGGAATAAAGATCCTATCTTTCAATTTAGATTGTTCTTTATATAATTCAGCATTTTTATAACTTACTGAATGGATAATAACATTAGTATCTTCAGGATATTGCTCAATGATCCCATCTGTAATTGTACAGTATCTTGGAAATACTTCATCAAATGTATCTACATTTAATTTTGGTAGATTAGTAAATGCGTAAAATGGTCTATTATCTAAAGGGAATAGGTAAGGATTAGTAATAGTCGCTGTTTCTTCGTCAGGTAATTTTAAGCTATCTTTAATTCTCTCAGCAGTTCCACTCATAAAGACCATATTTTTAGGCTTACCAAAAATCATAGACCTAACAACTGTTGGAATAAATACAGGCTTGATCTGAAAATATGGTCTTTTTGCATTTTGGTCTTTTTCCTGATAGTAAATACTAAAAGTATCTAAATCAGATTGAGCCATAATTGCCAACCTTAAACCATAATATGAAATGCTATCTTGCAAGCGTTTTAAAGGTTCAAGTTCATATTCTAGCACTTTTGATAAACTTTGAGTATCTATATTTGAATTTTCTAAACTATCTTCAATATCTTCAATTTGCTTACTAACTATAGACATGCAAATACCAGAAAAATTAGCTAAATTTTGAACATCTATAGAATTTAACTTTTTAACTTGATCTAGTGGCAAATCAAATCTATCTTGTAAGTCTTTTTCTAAGTGTTTGTAACATAGATCCCTAAATTGTACTAAATCTAAGTCCATACCTAGCATAGATAATAAACTTTCTTCAAAATTATGAGCCTCATCACAAATAACTAAACCTGTTGATTGATATGTATCAATACCTTTAGTATAAAAGGCGTAATTTAATAGTTTTAATTTACTATTTTGGTATTGTACTTTAGCTTTAGCATATTCACAACATCCTGAATTTTTAGTATATTTACAAGTTTTATGATGTTTTAATTTTGGCACAATTGGTACATAATAATCTACTGAACATTCATAGTTTTCAGCACCCATCAACTTAACAATATCTTTAAAATCCCTTAAATACTGATCTTGTAGTAAGATAGTTTTAGTTAAAAACAATGTTTCTTCGCCTAATATATAATTATAAACTTTAGCAATAATGTAAGCAATATATGACTTACCTGATCCTACTGGCCCGTCCACAATCACATATTTTTTACCTTGAATCAACATGTAATTCAAGGCTTTTAAAATTGTTTCACGTTGCAATTTTCGATAAGCAAAATTAGGAAACAACTTGTCTAAAGTTTCCTCAATTATTTCATTAGTCATTGGCATAGAATCCATCATTATATATTTTCTCCACTTTTTCTAAAAATTTAGGTAAATCTTCAGTCTTGCAACGCTTTAGGTTAAACATAAATCTTTCTTCAGGGTCATAATTAGTTGGAACTACTTCAATTTTTTGAACTGTAGGAAATTTACCTTTTATTTTCCAGTATAAGTTCCAACTTAATTTTGCTTCATCTAAATAAATCTTTATTTTTACAGGACTAATTGATCTTATCATTTCTATTTGTAATGGTGTAATAGATAACCCAAATAATGCTATAGGGTTTTTATATCCATCTAATAACGCACCAATAGCATCAAAATAACCTTCTACTAGTGTAATTTCTTGATACCTACCTTTTTCACAAAATACGTTATTAGGAGAATAAACATATTTAACCCCATTTGGAATATAGTATTTCATTTTACCACTTGGATTATAAAAACGCAAATTATATGAAATATCTTTACCCCAGTACTGAATAGGAACTGTTACTCCAATTGTAGGACTTACCCTAAATCTTAATTTATCAGCAAAACTAGAGTATAAAGGGCAACGATTGTCAAGATAACTTATAGCCTCTTGATCGATTGATTCATACATTTTATCATATTGAATACTTGAAAAAATGTGATCTGTTTCTTCGTTTTCTTTGTATTTAGATTCCAAGTTTCTAATGGCAAAATCAAAATCATATTCTGAAACATCCTTATCTTCATCCAGGATTCCAACAGTTGTACACCTAAAACAATAACTTATTTGTTTTTCTTTTGAAAAATACATTTTCCCATGTACATCTTCAGATTTACCTTTTTCTTTACAGAAAGGGCATTTAAAAATAATATGAGTATTATTTTCGTTTACTTTTTCCAATTTAGATAAGTCAATTTTTCTTACCTTATAAGTATTTACAAAACCTTTTTTATATCTATCAGGTTTTGGCTGATAAATACTTAATAAGCTATCTTTTAAGTCCATTTTAAATCTCCAAGATTTAGAACTATTAAAGGATTATCAGTAGATACACTTAATACATCTTCATCAAATAATAAATTAAGGTGTCTAGAAAAAACTGTGCTATTTGGTATTCTAATTATTTTATACCCTAATTTAATAAGTCTTTCGTTTATTAAATTATCTCTATTCCTTTCTACAGTTTTAGTATGCGATCCACCGTCTATTTCAACTACTATTTCGTTGTTTAGTAAAAAATCCACTGTAGTAATATGACCTGTATTATCTGATAATCTTACTTGAGTTGAAAATTTATATTTATCTTTAACTTTATTGTAAAATTCAAACTCAGCTTTACATAGTCCATTGTGTTCTTTTTTAAATTTAAACATCTCTTTAGATGACTTAGACCTATTATTAGCTATTTTTTCTATCTTTTCTTTACTGTTCCAAACATTTTCCTTCATGTGTTTTCTATGTATTTTTATGTAGTTATCATAGTCTTCCCACCGTTCTAAGGATAATTTAGATAGCCTTTTCCTATTAAAATCAGACTTTTTATAACAATCAGTGCAACAGTATTCTGAATAACCACTACTTAATTTCATGAAAACTCTACTATTATCACATTTAGGATTTTTACATTTTGGAGTGGCATTTATACCTGTTATTTTTAAATAATATTCTTCCTGACTTAATGTATGAACTTTCTTTAAATGAATACCTAACATCCCTTTATATAATACATATCCACATATTTGACATTTACAATGTTTGTCATCAACCATGTGATTATTGTAAAATTTTTTATGTATTTTCTCAATCTCATCCATATAAATTAAAGACTATAGTTAGCATAAAATTCAGTAAAACCACCAATAGCAATACCATTTACTACTACTTGTGGTACGGTTGTTACTTCTTTATTTAACATATTAGATAAATCTTGCCCAGTTAAACCACTTTCAACAATATCTATATATTTAAACTCAATAACTTTCTTATTTTTGATAAGATCAGCAACGTGTTCTAATGCTTTCTGACAATATTTACAATTGCTTTTACCATAAATTTCTACTTTCATAAACTAACCCCACATAATAACTACATTTTGATTTTCAAAATCAAACTTAATTTCATATTTTGCTTTTTTTAATTCAAATAAAATACGTTGCATATCTTGTGTAAGAGTATTAGTTCCATAAGCCTTAACAATTTCTGGGCTATGGAAATTATAACAATACTCACCACTTGCTGATAAACGTCTAATTTCTAATTCAATTTTTATAATTGTATCTAAATTGGAATAATAAGAATCAGCATAAGCCTTACATTCTGGAGCTGAAATCATAAAATAAAACCTCCAACATCTCTAGCCATTTTTACTCTTTTATTTACTTCTTGTTCATTCAAACCTTTATCTCTCAAATATCCAGAATAGTCCAAATGAATTAAATCAGATTTAAGCATACTAGTATCAATCTTATTTACAAAAACACCGTGACTTAGTAGATATTCTACTCCATTTGGATTTTTATAATCATTAAAATAAACTACTCTAGATATACCGCTTTTAACAATTTCTTTTGCACAACATAAACAAGGTTGAAAAGTAACATATAAAGTACATTTTTCTAGATTATAATCTTTAACTTTATTTAAAGCATTAACTTCGGCATGAATAACATGATCATAAGTAATACCATTTTCATCTTCACATTCATTAGAGTGACCAGGAATTGTACCATTTACTCCTTCAGCTAAAATTCTAGGTATATCACTTGAAAAATCTACAATTAAACATCCTACTTTTTTACGCCAAGACTTAGATAACTTTGATAAGATCAAAGCCATATCCATATATACATTGTCAATTTGTTTTTTCATTTAAAATCAACCTAACTTTTTTAAACAAATTACTTACAACCTCATTATATTGAGTATCTGAAATCATTTTCCAGTATGTAATTCTTGGATAATTTCCCTTTCTAGTAGATTTACTATAATAGTTTTCAGAATCTAATAAATTTTTGAATACTTCTATAAGCTCATCAGAATAATAATAAGTTGTAGATACTTTGCAATATGTAGCACCTTCTTCTAATTTTAATGGGTCATTATACCAATTAGGCTTAATTGTTGAACGATATTCAGTTTCAAACTGATTAGATAATCTATGAGGAACACCTTCTATAGTTAGTAAGTTTCTATCATCAGACGTAATTCTATTTTTATCAATAATAATTTTCAATAACATAAATTATAACCCCTAATATACATCAAATCATTTAAAATCATTTCTAAGGCTTCAACCCTTTGACTAACTGAAGCAATACCACCAATACATTCACTTTCATCTAAATGTAAAATAGCTGTATTTTTATTATGCCAAAAGTGAGTTTTAATTTTGCTATCTTTAATTGAATATGAATCACAAGTTAATTTATGGATAAAATCAATAGCTGAAATACTTGAGCAAAGTGTTGAATACATTACACTAGATACTGTTTCATAGTACACTGAGCTATTTACTCTTATTTGGTTATCTTCTATTTTTGATAATCTAGGTGATAAAAAAACAGTTAAATCTACAGAATGAAAAGACTCCATAAGCATATTTTTCATTTGCTCATTAACTTTCTCATTGGCAAAAGCAGAATTATGTAAAGAGTAATAAGTAAAAATATCAATTAAACTTCTATCACTAATGAAACCTTTTTCTGATTCATTAAACTCTTTTAATTTTTCACTTGCTAAAGTTTTCTGAAATTCAATACCAACTTCAGGAGTATTAACAGCAGCTTTCATAATTTGTTTATGATTTTCAAATCCAAAAATAGACATAATTTCTCTAGTATTAGATTTTGATAGTGGAATATTATGTTTATTTGATAAAGCGTATGCTAAAGTGGTTTTACCAGCCCCTTGTGATCCACTTAAAGCAATTTTAAAATCATTATACATAAATTATTCACCTTTTAGCAATTCAGTACGCATTATATTTGCTTCTTTAGGTGCTTCAATACCTAACTTAACTTGCTTATTTTTTATACCTAACACCTTAATTACAATATTATCACCAATTTTAATTTCTTCTTCTTTTTTACGAGTTAAAATTAACATATCTATAATCCTTTATTTTTTAATAATCCTAGAATTATTTAATTTCTAGGATTATTAGTATTACTTAACAAATTTGATCCAATTAAAAGCTAAATCTTTTAAATCCCTAGGGTTAGTTGCATTTGAATAATCTTCAATTGTTTGAAATTCCCACCCCATAGAACGTTTAATCAATAAGCCAATTAAACAAGAAGATTTTTCTTCACCATTTTGAAGATTGTAGCTAACTAAAGGTAACATCCCTTCTTGATTTCTTAAATTCAGTGTAGAGTGTTCTAATAAGTTGAATTTATGACCTTTAGCACTAGTTACTACTACAGCAATATGACTAATTCTAGGATTTAACACTGGAAAACTGATAGAAATCATTTCAGAATCTCCTTGTGATTCTGTTTTATCACCATAATGATAAATAGCATTATCACTAGATCTTGTATTAAAGCCATTGATAACTTCAGCAAATCCATCTTGAGTAAAAGTCAATAATGCTAAATCTAAATCAATATCTAAAGACTGATTAGCAACTAATTTAGTAAATATTCCAGCTTTCGTATTGAGTGATTTCCAACCAAAACCAATATATAAATTCTTTAAATCAATAGGAAGAATTTGACTTTGCATTTTACTTAATTCAATATTTCCCCTATATGTGTCTGGAGATACGCTTAAATAGCTACTAGTTGGATTA